AAATAATGAAAGACTTTACTCTTAATCTTGGTAATATAATTTGGATAATAGGTATAATATTTACTATGGGTATAGCTTATAGTCAAATAGCACAATTATCTGATGACATAGAAGTTGTTGAAGCTAGATTAGAAAAGAAGATCAAACTAGTTAATGAGTGTGAGGATAGAATTGTTGAGTTAGAAAAAGAACTTATTAGACTTCAGCAAACTGAATATAAACGCAAAAGGTAATGGCTAAGACTAAACAACAAAAGAGTTTAACTAGATGGACTAAACAAAAATGGAGAACTGCAAGTGGAAAGAAATCTTCTGAGACTGGTGAAGTATATGCTCCGTCTAAGACTATTTCTAAGTTGAAGAGTACTAAGAAAGGTAAAAAGAAATTAGCTGCAGCAAACGCAAAGAAAAGAGCTGCTACAAGAAAAGGTAAACAACATGCTAGTCATGGTTTACATAAAGGTAAAAATAGATAATTATGGCTGCAAAAAAAGATAGTAGGTTAGCAAAAGCAGGAGTATCTGGTTATAACAAACCTAAAAGAACTCCTTCTCATCCAAAAAAGTCACACGTAGTCGTGGCTAAGGTAGGAGATAAAGTAAAAACTATACGTTTTGGACAACAAGGCGTAAAAACTGCAGGTAAACCTAAAGCAGGTGAATCTGCAAAACAAAAGGCAAGACGTAAGAGTTTTAAAGCTAGGCACGGAAAGAATATTGCCAAAGGTAAAATGAGTGCTGCATATTGGGCTGATAAAGTCAAATGGTAAAATAAATGTCTTAAACTTTTTTTATTTAAACTATTTATGTATGTTTGTAGTTTAACATAAAAAAATTATAATGGCAAAATTAAATCTTGATCCAAACACGGATCCACAATTAAGCAAAGAAGAATTAGCAGCACGTAGAGAAGAAATTACATCTTTTTATAAAGATAATATACCACACTTAACTGTACAAGCTGAGTATGAAGATCTATTAGCTACAATAGAAAAGGCAAGAGCTGAAAGAATGCAAGCACAAATGTATTTAGCACAAGCATATGCTGCTTCTAAAGAAGGTGAGAACGCAAGCCCAGACTCTGAAGATGCAAAAGCATTTAAAGAAGCAATGGAAAAAGCTGCATCTAATATAGAATAGTATGAGACTTCTTAAGTTAGGTGATAAGAATTTAGAGGTAAAAAAGTTACAACTTAAACTTGGTTTACCACAAGATGGTCATTTTGGTCCACAAACAGAAAAGCACGTAATAAGATTCCAATTAAGTAATGGTATAACAGCTGATGGTATAGTTGGTTCTCAGACATGGACTTTAATGATTAATACACCATTTAGATTATCTGAAGAGATTGATGAAGATAATGATTTATCTAAACAGCATTATACAACTAACTATAATCAAACTATACATAAATATTTTTTACCAAAAGGTGAATATGTAGAAGGACCTATTAGAAATCATTATGTATTCTTACATCATACAGCAGGTAATTCAAATCCTTATGCGTGTATAGATATGTGGGGTAGAGATAAAAGAGGAAGAATTGCTACTGAATTTGTTTTAGGTGGTATAAACCACAGAAATGGTAATGATGAACATGATGGTGTTATGGTTCAAGCATTTGATAAAGGCAATCAAGCTTATCATTTAGGAAGAACTGGATCTGGGTTTATGAATAAACATTCTGTAGGATTAGAAATATGCAATATGGGATATTTAGATAGTACTACTAAAAAAACTTATGTAAATAGCATATGTCAGAAAGATCAGATTACAGAATTAGATCAAATGTTTAAAGGTAAAATGCATTGGCATTCTTATTCTGATAAACAAATAAAAGAAACTGAAAAGTGGATTAGGTATGTAGGTGAGAGAGATCAAATAGATGTTAGAATAGGACTTAAGCAATTTATACAAAAATATGGTGCTATTAAAGGTTTTGATTTTCAAGAGGATGCATACTATGGAAAAGTAGAAGGTTTATTAACACACACCAATGTAAGAAAAGATAAGTGGGATTGTTATCCACATCCAGACTTTGTTGATATGATAATGAGTTTATAATATGGCATTAGTAAATAAAATAGATTTAAAATTAAAAGTTAATTTAGATACATGCGTAATGTATCAAATAATGACTTATTGTTTTTTTAAACAAATAGTTATAAGTAATTCTGATTTAAAATTTCTTATGCACCTTTCTAAGAATGATAATATAGAATTAACTAAGTTCTGTATTAAATTAGTAGATGGTAATATATTTAAAAGCCCACAATCTGCAAGAAACGCAATAACAAAAGCAGAGAAAAAAGGATTACTTAATAAAAGTGGAATAAATAAAAAAACTATTACCATAAATAAAGATATGAATATACAAAAGGATGGTTTAGTATTGTTGGATTATAAAATACTTGGTAATGAATCCCAAGAAGCATAAAGAATTTAAACGCAATATTGCTGAAGAGGTTGGTGTTCATCAATCAGTAGTAGATGATTTTATTGCTTTTTACTATGCTAAGCTTAGAAAGCATTTATCTAACTTACAATATCCTAGAATTCAAGTAGATGGGCTAGGGACATTTATTTTAAGAAAGAGTAAGCTTGATAAAGCAATAAAAAAGAATAAGAGTATGTTAGGTAATATAGCTAAAAGAACTTATAATGGTTTTGCTAAAAGTGAAGATATACAATTGAATATTGATAATATGGAAAAGGCTAGAGAACTAATAGAAAAAAACTTAACAGACAAAAAAACATTTAAGAATAAAAAAAATGGCAGCATATAATATTAAAAATCTTTTAAGTATATTTAAGAATGTAGATAAGATTACAGAAGGTATAAAGAATAATATATTTAGAAAAGAACATATAGAAGCAGTTGCTACAGAAAGATATCAAATATGCATTGAATGTTCTTTGTTTGATGCATTTGGTGATAGTTGTGTTGCTCCAGGTACACAACCTTGTTGTTCAGATTGTGGTTGTAGTTTATCATTCAAAATAAGATCATTATCTTCTGAATGTCCTAAAGGATATTGGAAAGCAATGGCAACTGAAAAACAAGAAGAAGAGGTTATGAGTCAAGTAATTAAAAATCAAGAAAATGAAAAACAATAATTTAACATTAATCAATAGTAACACTAGTATAGCAGGTAATACAGAAGTTGTATGGTGTACTACTGATACATATAATTTAAAAACAGAATATAATGGCAATACTATTTAAAGAAGAAGGTCATATCTATGAAAGCACAGATAATGATAAAATATCTTGGGTAAGTGTTACTGGATTAGTAAGTAAGTTTAAACCTAAGTTTGATAGAGATGGTCAAGCTGCAAAATCTGCAAAGAATAAAAGATCAAAATGGTATGGTATGACTGCAAAAGAGATTATAGCAGCATGGGACGGTGAAACAGAAAGAGCAATAAAGTTAGGTAACTTTTATCATAATCAAAGAGAGAATGATATGCTGGATTTTAAAACTATTCAGAGAGAAGGAACAGAGGTACCAATTATAAAACCTTTAGTTAATGAAGAAGGTATAAAGATATCTCCTAATCAGAAACTAGAAGAAGGTGTATATCCTGAACATTTAGTATTTCTTAAGTCAGTAGGTATATGTGGACAGGCAGATTTAGTTGAAGTAGTAAATGGACATATAAACATTACTGATTATAAAACTAATAAAGAAATAAAGGATAAAGGATTTACAAATTGGGAAGGTATTACCAATAAAATGTTTAGGCCTGTAAATCACTTAGATGATTGTAATCTTAATCATTATAATTTACAACTCAGTATTTATGCGTATATTATTAAGAAGCATAACCCTAAATTAAAGATAGGTAAATTAGTAATACAACATGTAAAGTTTAAACAAGTAGGAGAAGATTCAAATGGTTATCCAATTAATGAACATGTTAATGGTGAGCCAGTTTTAGAAAATATAAAAATATATGAACTACCATATTTAAGAGATGAAGTAAACTCACTAATGATGTGGATAAAAGACAACCAATGAAACTAAAAGAATTTACAGCAGCAGTACCAATACAATCATCTACATCAAGAATACCAACTGACTTTGCTTTCTTTGAAACAATGATAACTATTGACCTAGAAGATATAGCATACTTTAAACAATACTTTCATTTAGGAAGAGAAGCTTTTCAGGATGACTATACAGAAGTATTAATGAAAGGTGCAGAAAAACCTATTGTATTAAGAATAGGATATGAAGAATTTAAAAATAACATATCATGATAGTAAAATTATTTGATATACAAAATCAAACTTTAGTTGTAACAGAACATTGTTATGCTCTTCCATTTTTAAAAAAGATTATGGATGAGTATCCTGAAACACATATGCAAGTATATCAGTATATATTTTACATGACTTGTCCTGATCCTGATCTTAATCCTTTTTTTAATTTACCTGAACACCAAAAAGAAGATATTATTATTGAAGAAATTAAACTAGAAGAGTCTCCAGAAGATGGAACAATTAGATATGGTTTGGATATGTGTAAGAAACTATATGAAACACCTACCTATAGGGCTTACGTGGGTATTAAGGCAATGTTAGATAGATTAGGTAAGTATATGGAGGTAACCCCTATAGAACACGGTAGAGACGGTAATATGAACTCTATGATAAATGCAGCTGCTAAGTTTGAACAAATAAGACAATCATATAAAGGTGCATTTTTAGATATGAAACAAGAACAAGAAAGCTCTGTGCGTGGTGGTGCAGGATTAGCTTATGACCAACTATAAATAAAATTATTAAATATGAGTATGACAGTTATACCGGTAGGTAAAAAATTACTATTAAAAAAATGGAAGGTAGAAACAAAAACAGCTTCTGGAATTATTATTCCTGAGATAGCTCAGAAGAAAGAGTTTAAAGGTACTGTAGTAGGTAAAGGAAAAGATGTACATGAAATTGAAGTAGGAGATATAGTACAATATGCAGAACACGCTATGCCAACACCAATGATGCACCAAAATGTAGAACATCTTCTTGTCCAAGAAGGTGATGTGTTTGCCATAGTAAGATATGATGAGTAGAATCATACCTACATATGATAATAATAAATGGACAACTACTGAATTTAAAAATGATCTAGAGTTTAGAGAATTTATTGAGTCAATTTTTAGTGAGCCAGGTGAATATGGTTTTACTGAGATGGCTTATAAATTTAATGAGGAAGCTAAAAGATTTACAGCAGAAGGTGTTTATTGTTCTAGCCCTTTTAGATCTAAAGATTTTACAGCATATTGGGATGATCAAAAGAATAAATGCAGGAATGGTGTTATATACAAAGAAAAAGATAAGACTTGGTATATAACTAGAGATTATTATATGTGGTTAAACTTCTTACCAATATTTGATAAAGAAGAAAAACATTACGGATTTGCTAAAGTAAGGGATGCACAGTATCATATGGCATTATATGAATGGTTAGCAGAGTTAAATAATCAACATGCTGCTATACTAAAAAAACGTCAGATAGCTTCATCATACTTCCACATGGGTAAGATAATAAATACCTATTGGTTTGAAGAAGGTAGTACGTGTAAGATTGGTGCTTCACTAAAAGACTTTATTAATGATAAAGGTTCCTGGAAGTTTTTAGAAGAATATAAAATATTTTTAAATGAACATACTGCTTGGTATAGACCAAGTAATCCAGAAAAGGTTTTATTATGGCAGCAACAAATTGAAGTTAAGATTGGGAATAGAAAAACAGCAAGAGGGCTTAAATCAAAGATACAGGGTGGTTCTTTTGAGAAGAATGCAACTACAGGGGTAGGGGGTCCATGTACATACTTCTTTCATGAAGAGGCTGGAATTGCACCAAAGATGTCTGAGACTTATGAATACTTACGTCCTGCTATGTCATCTGGAATGATGACTACTGGAATGTTTATAGCTGCAGGATCTGTGGGTGATTTAGATCAATGTAATCCTTTGAAAGAAATGATAATGAATCCTGATGCTAATGATATATATGCAGTAGAAACAAATCTAATAGATGCTGATGGAACAATAGGTATGGCAGGTTTATTTATTCCGGAACAATGGTCTATGCCTCCTTATATTGATGCTTATGGTAATTCACAAATAGAAGAAGCAAAGGAGGCAATACAATTAGAAAGAAACAGATGGAAAAATGAATTAAACGGAGAACAGTTCCAATTAAGGATATCTCAGAAACCATTAAACATTGCTGAGGCATTTGCATATAGAAAAGCTTCAATATTTCCACAAGGTGTATTATCTAAACAACTTAAGAAAATTGAAGAAAAAGAATACCCTTATGAATTAATTGATTTAACAAGAGAACAAGAAGGAATAGTAGCTAAGAGATCTAACAAATTACCTATATCTAGATTTCCTGTTGATAGAAAACAACATGATAAGACTGGTGTAATAGTAGTATGGGAAAGACCAACATCTGCACGTCCAGACTTTGGACAGTACTATGCATCTATTGACCCTGTGTCAGAAGGTAAAACTACAACCTCAGATTCATTGTGTAGTATATTTGTATATAAAAATGCTGTAGAAGTAATTAGAGAAACAGTAGCAGGAGATACAGAACAGTTTATAGAGAAAGATAAAATAGTAGCTGCATGGTGTGGTAGATTTGATGATATAAATAAAACACATGAAAGATTAGAGTTACTTGTAGAATGGTATAATGCATGGACAATTGTAGAGAATAATATATCATTATTTATTCAACATATGATAGCAAGAAGAAAACAAAGATATTTGGTGCCTAAACAACAAATACTGTTTCTAAAAGATCTTGGCTCTAACAAATCAGTATATCAAGAGTATGGTTGGAAAAACACTGGAACATTATTTAAAAGCCATTTAATATCATACGCTATAGAATTTATAAGAGAAGTAATTGATGAAGAATTAGATGATAGTGGTAATGTAATTACACAAACATTAGGTGTAGAAAGAATACCTGATCAAATGCTATTAAAAGAAATGTTAGCGTATTATCCTGGACTTAACGTAGATAGACTGGTGGCTTTTGGTGCGTTGATTGCATTTGTAAAAATACAACAATCTAACCGAGGATACTCTAAAAGACGTGAATCAGAGGATAAATCCTTGGTAAACTCAGAAAATTTGTATAAATTAAAGTATAGCCCGTTTAAGAATATTGGTAGGGGTAGAGGTAGTTCAAGTAGTAAGATCAAAAGATCTGGATTTAAAAATTATAAATAGTAAATATGAGAGTATTAAATGCAATGCAATTAAAGAATGGTGCTAAGGCAGAAAGTGGACCTACATTTTCTAGTCTAACACAACCAACTCAATTTTTACCATTTTCTAAAAAGACAGATGATTGGGCTGCTTGGAATCTTGATTGGTTAGAATTACAAGGTATTGAATTTTTACGTTTAAATGCAAGAAGACTTTTAAAGAATTATAAACTTGCTAAAGGTATTATTGATAAAACAGATTACATTGTAGAGCCAGACAATGATTATAAAGACATGATGGATGTTCTAACTAAAGAGAATGACTCTGCATTAGAATTAAAGTTTTATCCTATTGTACCAAATGTTATAAATGTATTAACAGGTGAGTTTGCTAAAAGATATTCTAAGGTTCAGTTTAGAGCAGTTGATGATGCATCTTATAATGAGATGCTAGAACAAAAAAGAATGCAAGTAGAGCAATCTTTGTTAGCTGATGCTGAGAGACAGCTTACTATGAAGATGCTTGATATGGGTATGAATCCTGGATCAGAAGAAGGATTAAAACAACTATCACCAGAAAATTTAAAAACTTTACCAGAAATAGAAGACTTCTTTAGTAAGTCATATAGAAGTATGGTTGAAGAATGGGCATCACATCAACTTGCAGTAGATGAAGAAAGATTTCATATGCAAGAACTAGAAGAAAGAGGATTTAGAGATATGCTTATAGCAGATAGAGAATTCTGGCATTTCCGTATGCTAGAAGATGACTATGATGTAGAGCTATGGAATCCTGTATTAACCTTCTATCAAAAGTCTCCAGATCAAAGATATATAGCAGATTCAAACTATGTAGGTAAAGTAGATCTTATGACGGTATCTGATGTAGTTGATAGATATGGATATTTAATGGATAAGAAACAACTTGAATCTTTACAAAGAATATATCCAGCAAGATCAGCACAATATCAAGTTAATGGTTATCAAAATGATGGTGCATATTATGATGCTAAAAGATCACATGCGTGGAATACACAAATGCCTGGTTTAGCATATAGACAATACACAAGTAATTATTGGAATGATCCATCAGCAGGTGGAGATATTTTAAGTGAAATACTAGATCAGAGTGAAGACATGACACCTTTAGATGAAGGTAATTTAATGAGAGTTTCTACAATATATTGGAAGACTCAACGTATGTTAGGTCATTTAACTAAAATAGAAAATGATGGTGAAGTAACACAAGAAGTAGTTGATGAAACATTTAAGATTACTGAAAAAGCAGTATATGACACTTCTATTTTTAAGAACAAGACAAAGGAAAATTTATTACAAGGTGAGCATATAGATTGGATATGGATTAATGAAGTATGGGGTGGAGTTAAAGTTGGTCCAAATTTACCAGCCATGTGGAGATCTACAATGGGTGACAACATTAATCCAATATATATAGGAATAAATAGAACTAAACCTGGTAGGTTACCTTTTCAGTTTAAAGGTAATAATACACTATATGGGTGTAAACTTCCTGTAGAAGGAAGAGTATTCTCAGATAGAAATACCAGATCAACTTCATTAGTAGATTTAATGAAGGCATATCAAGTTGGGTACAATATGGTTAATAACCAGATTGCAGACATTCTAATAGATGAATTAGGAACAGTAATCATGTTTGATCAAAATGCTTTGCCACGTCACTCAATGGGAGAAGACTGGGGTAAAAACAATTATGCAAAAGCATGGGTAGCAATGAAAGATTTTCAAATGCTTCCTTTAGATACTTCAATTACTAATACTGAGAATGCCACCAACTTTAATCATTACCAGACTCTAAACATGGAGCAAACTAGCAGATTGATGTCAAGAATTCAATTAGCTAATTATTTTAAACAACAATGCTTTGATGCAATAGGTATTAACCCACAACGTTTAGGAGGAGCTGTATCAGCACAAACTGCAACAGGGGTAGTACAGGCTATGCAACAATCATATGCTCAAACAGAGATGTATTTTGTACAGCATTCAGATCAACTTATGCCAAGAGTACATCAAATGAGAACTGACTTAGCACAATATTACTGTAGTAATAATCCAAGTGTTAGGTTATCTTACATATCTACAGAAGCACAAAAGGTTAACTTTACTATTAATGGAACAGATTTATTAATGAGAGACTTTAATATATTTGCTACTACTAAAACTAACCACAGAGCTATCTTAGAAAATTTAAAACAAATGGCTTTAACTAATAATACTACTGGAGCAAGTATCTATGAATTAGGTAACATTGTTAAAGCAGACTCAATTGCAGAAGTAACTGATATACTAAAAGACTCTGAAGTTAGACAACAAGCACAACGTCAACAAGAAATGCAACAGCAACAGCAAATGCAACAACAAGCACTTGAAGCAAAAGCTCAAGAAGAACAACAAAAGCTACAAGTAGAGATTGCTGAAAATGATAAGGATAGACAAAATGATATTACTTTAGCTGAAATAAGATCAGCAGGTTTTGGTGCTTCAGCAGATATAAATCAAAATCAACAATCTGATTATCAGGATGCTATGAAAGAGATTAGAGAAACTACACAGTATAGAGAACAAATGAATCTTAAACGTGAAGAATCAAATTCTAAACAGATGATGGAAAGTAGTAGATTAGATGTTGAAAGAGAGAAAATATCTGCACAAAAACAAATAGCTGACACAAAACTCCAAATAGCAAGAGAGAACAAAAATAAGTATGATGTTGGGAAATCAGGAGATAAAAAATAGGCGTTAGCTATATACTGCTAAAAACTTTCAAATTTTTTTAAATATTATAAGTTTGTTTTAATAAACATTTCTTATATTATATATATAGAAAGTATTAATTATTAAAACCAACATAATTATGAGTTCAGAAGAAACAACTATGGATAGTAAAGTAGAGACTGTAGATATTAATTTAGATGAGATCTTTAATGGTGCACCAGGAGGTGACACTATGACTTTACCAGAGGAGAAAAAAGAAACTCCTAAACAAAAAAATATTTTTTCAGGAAATAATAACAAATCAGATTTTTCTTTTGCTGATCCTGATCAAGATGATGCTGATGATTTAACAGCTAAGGTTGAAGAAACCAAAGTAGAAGCAAAAGAAGAACAAAAAGAAGAGGTTAAAGTAGAAGAAGTAAAAGCAGAAGAAACTAATAAAGAAGATGCTGCTAATATTTTAGATACACTAGACAATGAAACAGAAGAAGAAGTTGTCAAAACTAAAAAAGGTAGAAAGCCAATTAGTGGTATATCTGATGTCTTTTCAAAATTAATTAAGGATGATAAAATTGTTCCTTTTGATGATGATAAAGAACTAGATGATTATACTGCTAAAGACTGGGAAGAGCTTATACAAGCTAATTTAGAGGAGAAGGCTAACCAGGTTAGACGTGAAACTCCTAAACAGTTTTTTGATAGTTTACCACAAGAATTACAAATAGCTGCAAGATACGTAGCTGATGGTGGTCAAGATTTAAAAGGATTATTTTCAACTCTATCACAAGTAGAAGAAAGTAAATCTTTAAATATTAAAGAAGAAAGGGATCAAGAAAAAATTATAACTGAGTACTTAGGTGCAACAGGTTATGGTACTTCAGAAGAGATCCAAGAAGAAATAGAAATTTGGAAAGACTTAGGTAAGTTAGAGAAACAAGCTTCAAAGTTTAAACCAAAATTAGATAAGATGCAAGAAAAAGTTGTTGCAAGAAAATTGCAAGAACAAGAGTTGAAGAAAAAACAACAAGAACAAGCATCTCAAGAATATATGAAAAATGTATATAATACATTAAAGGATGGTAAGATTAATGAATTAAAGGTAGATAAAAAAACACAAGCTATGTTATATAATGGTTTGGTATCTCCATCTTATCCATCTGTAAGTGGTAGAAATACTAATTTATTAGGACACTTACTAGAAAAATATCAATTTGTTGAGCCAAACTATGGTTTAATATCTGAAGCATTATGGTTGCTACAAGATCCAGACGGATACAAAGCAAAGATAATGGATAAAGGTGCACAAAAAAGTGTAGAGGCAACTGTTAGAAAATTAAAAACAGAACAGGCTAATACTGGTGGATCTTCTTCATTAGGGGTTAAAGACAAAGAACCTTCAAATGCTAGAACAACAGGTAGAAAAAAACTACAAAGGGCTAACAACATTTTTAAACGCATTTAATTAGGTAAATTAAATATAAATGAAAATTAATTATTAATCAAAAACAATCAAATTTATGGCAACTCCAGTTTTAAATAATGGGATTTTCCTACGTGATACAAGCTACAAAGCTAGTTCACATGTTGATTCTTATCACCTTACACAGATGCTTGGCAATGCTGAGCCTATGGATATGGGACCAATTGATTTATGGGCAATGACTCAGAAGGTAGAGATGCCTTTATATCAAATGGCATCATTCGGTGGAAAGAATACAATCATGGTGGACAACGCTAGAGGTGAGTACAAGTGGCAAACTCCTATTGCACAAGATCTACCTTACATAGTAGCAGACATTGAGGCTGCAAATACTACAAAAGGTATTGACGGAACAACGTTCCAGATTAAGATCAACAAAAGAACTTTTGGACATGGTGACATTATTACTTATGATAAGTATAATGGACTTGAACTTTACATTACAGCTGATGATATTATCCCAGCAGGTGATGGTTTTGTTTATACTGTTCAATTAGTAAATAATAACAATGCCGCTACTCTTGATGCAAAATACTTAGCTAAAGGTACAAAGTACTTTAGAAAAGGTTCTGCAAGAGGTGAGTACGGTGAAAGATTCTCTGACATTGAAACAGGTTCAGGTTTCCGTGAATTCTACAACTTTGTAGGAGGAGCAGAAGCACATGTACACTATTCAATTTCTTCAAGAGCAGACTTAATGATCAAAGGCGGATTAAACGCTGATGGTACAGTTCCTGTTACTGAGATTTGGAGAAACTTCAACACAGATCCAAACAATCCATCAGTACCTAGTATTGAAGGACTTGTAGCAAATATGGGTAAAGCAGGTGCTAGAGAAGCATTTGAGAATGGAACTCTAACAAGAACTTTCATTACAAATATGGAAGCAGCTCACTTATCTAAAATTGCAACGGATATTGAAACTTACCTAATGTGGGGTAAAGGTGGTAGAATTAAGCAAGATGGACCGGATGATATTAGATTATCTGTAGGTTTATGGTCACAGTTAGATAACTCTTTCAAGAGAGTATATAACAAGTCATCATTTACTCTTGACATGTTTAAGTCTGAACTTTATAACTTCTATCAAGGTAAAGTTGAATTTAAAGGGCCAGACCCACAAAGATCACTTGTTGTACAAACAGGTATTGGAGGTATGCAACTTATCAACAAAGCAATTGCTGATGAAGTATACGGTTCTGGTTTAGTTCAAAATGCAACAGATATTGGAGCTGTACAAGGTTCTGGTATGGATTTAGATTATGGTTTTGCTTACACAAGCTTTACTATTCCTTTCTTAGCTAACGTTAAGTTTGTATTAAATCCAGCATTTGATAACTTAAATACTAATGATATAGAGAATCCACTAATTGATGGAAGACCTCTAAGTTCATTTAGCTTTATTATCTTTGATGTAACAGATGAAGGAAATGACAACATTCACTTGTTGAAACTTTCTTGGGATAATCAACTTAAGTGGTTCTACCAAAATGGTACTATGGACTACATGGGAAGAACTCAAGGTTTTGCTTCTACTGGACAATTCAATGGATATAGAGTTTATATGACTCAGACCATGCCAGCTATTTGGGTTAAGGATCCAACCAAAGTTCTTAAAATAGTAATGAGAAACCCTATTACAGGAGGATCATTCTAAGAACATTAATCAAGTAAATAGGGAGGTGGTCTATGCCTCCTCCCTTTTTATTTTAACCTTTAAAAATAGAAATTATGGCACTAGATATTAAATTAGCAAATAAAGCATATGAGTTTTCAAACTCAAGTGTTTCAAAAATACTTGCTTCAAAAGCATTTGGTAAAGATATTATCTCAAAAAATTACGCAAATGACGCTGCAGCAAAAGCTGCTGGGTTAGGTAAAGGTGACATATATCATAACTCAGGTGTTTTAAGAGTTGTACTTACGTAACAGTCAAACAACTTGAGCAAGAGTAAAATCTTGCTTAAGAAACTTAATAATAAGACAGTACAAATTTTTGTACGTTTGACAAGTAGAACAAATTATTAATTTTTAAAACCAAATATTATGAGTGATTACACTATTGTAGAAAAGTATCAACAAGAAAAAAGGCAAAGTTCTGTAGCAGTACGTCCTTTCTTTAATCCTAGCAAAGAAAACATGGGGTTAGAAAGTTATGGACTATCTCTACATGATGGAGTTTATCATGAAGAATCATTAGCTTGTTTAGAAATGAACGGAGTTAAAAGATATGTAACAGGATTAAATGAGTTTGCTCCTGAAGTAAAAAAATTAAAACCAGCAGAAAAGAAAGCTAAGATAGCTGAGATAAGAAGAGTAGTTTCTGAATTAGAAGCTGAACTAGCTGCTAATGTAGTTGATCCAGAAGATAAAGATTTTTGGAATAACTTAACTATAATGAAGCCAGACAATTCTAAGTTCTGGGATAAGATATCTTTAAGATGTGGTAATGACCCTGTATTTTTAGATCCAGATGTTGATCCATATGATAAGATAAAATTACACGCTATAAATGCTGGTGGGTTTTCTATAGTAGCTAAGTCATTAAAAGAAGCTAAAGCATCTCACAATGCTCCTAAATTTTATTTAGATACATTAGAGGAAACATTAAGCACAAGAACAGAATTAAGTAAACTTAAAAATAAAGCTGTAGTAGAGTTAGAAACTTTATATAACAGTAATACTTCTAAGCTTATGTATGTTGCTAAAATATGTGATGTAAATAGTACACAGTATGTTAAGAGTACTCCTAATGATGTGATGTATGAAAACATGGATGACTATATAAATGGTGATGGCTCAGAGTCTAATAAGAAGAGAGCAGCTCAAAACTTTATTAATGTTGCAAAGTTAAGTATGGAAGAAGTAAAAATAAGAGCATTAGTAAAAGATGCATTATTCTATAGATTTATAACAACTAAAGCTGGAGGATGGATTGAGCCTGCTGATAGTGGTGTTAGAATGGGTAAGTCTCCTGATGAAGTAAAACTATTTTTAATGGATCCAAAAAATGATGAGGTTCTTGAATCAACACTTGCAAAAGTAGAACCTTACTGGAACTCATAAATAATATAAAATGAATAATCAAACTCTTTTAATTAAATTAAAACAAAGACTCAATAAGTTAGATAGTCAAGATTTTGACAATATACAATGTTGGCAATTTGTTGAAGCATTTAATAAAGCACAGTTAGAATGGTGTAGAAGAAATCTACATGGTGGTAATATGTATAAAGAGGGAGATGAATTATCTAAAAAAAGAATTGATGATCTTCAACCATTATTGATTGAATTATCATTAACAGGAACTGTTACAGATACATATTTTGAAACAGATAATTTTCCTGTTGACACTTATTTAGAATATAAAAGAGTATCTACAGATGCTACAGATGACTGCTGTAAAGATCCAAGATCTATGACAGTATACTTAGCAGAAGAAGCAAATGTACCACTTATTCTAAGGGATCCATTAAAGAATCCTGATTTTGAATGGGGTGAAACATTTTGTACTATGTTAGATAATAGAATAAGAATATATAGAAATGCTAATTTTAATATAGTTAATCCAGTATTAACATATTATAGAAAGCCAGTATATATTCAAGTAGCAGGTTGTACAGATCCATATACAGGTCAATTAAGTTTGAATAATGTATTATGTGAATTTAAAGATGATTTAGTTGAAGTAATGTTAGATGATACAGCAGCATTGATTGCTGGAGACATAGAAAACTTATATCAACAGAAAAGAGGTCAAGCATCTGCTGAAAGAAATAATTAATATATAAGATTTATTTTGTATATTATTATAGTAACAATGAAGTTACGCACAGAGTAAACTGTTAAAATCACTTTTATAACCAGTGGGGGTAATGGTTCCTCACACAAAAATAATTAATTATGGCATATTTTAATCATGCATTTAACAAGACATTTTTAGCAACGTCTATAGCGGGAGCTAACGTAGCAACAAGTGCCTTGACTGCTGGTCAATTTGCTTTAGTAAGTGAACAAGGTGCGTTAGGTTCTTGGAAGTCAGTATTGGCTGCCGGAGCTGCTCCACTTGTTGCTGATCTACCACTTGGTACTCACGGGTACTTAGTACAAGGTTCTGTTTACACTAAAGACACAATTGGCAACAACCCTGGGCATGGGGGTTACAAAGAATCAGTAAAGTCTAAAGGAATTAATCCAAGATATATTACTGAAATGTGGAAAAGTAGTTGTTCTGTAGCAAGTAATGCTACTGCTAAATTATGTTTAGCATCAGACTGCGCTCCATGTGGAAAAACACAATTTATGAGAATTGACGTGAAGGGTTCACCTGCACTTAGATTCTTAAATCACAATGCATATGCAATTGCTGACTCAGCAAATATCTGTTGCGTTGATGGTCAAGAATATTTAGATGCTGGTTTAGTAATTGCTACTATGGCTGAAATGGCTATTGGTAATGGCTTACCAAAATCTGATTTAAAACACGTAGCTGGTGACCCACTTATTACTCCTTTTGTAGGAGAAGGTGATCCTGACGGAGCTAAGACTATTACAGCTATTGCAGCTGTAGGAGTTGGTACAGGTTATTCTGTTGGTGCTTCTGCTTTATCTACAGTTGCTGTTAGTCCAAGTAAAGGTGCTGGCTTAACTGTTGTAGTTACAGCTATTACTGCTGCTGCATTAACATACACATTAACTGCAGGAGGTAGTGGATATACTAATGGTGCACAAACAAACGTTGCTACAACATCTGCGGGTGCTGGTAGTGGTGCTACTGTTAACTATACAGGTGTTGGTGCTGCAATTACAAATCCAACACTAGGTAATTCTGGTGGTTCTGGATATGTTGTAGGAGAAGTTCTTACAGTTTCTGGTGGTGGTGGTAACGGTACAATTACTGTTGCTTCTATTGCTGCTTCAGGTGCAATTAAATCTGTTACTGTTGCTGATGAAGGAGCTGGATACGCTGTTGGTGATGATGTAACTGTTCAAGGTGGTGGTGCTAATGCTGTTTTAGATGTAGCTTCTGTATCAGAAGGTGCTGTAGAAATTACAACAACTACTGCTGCAGGCTTAGTAACTACTGAGTATTACTCAATAGCACAAGCTGTTGGTAAAGCTGCCGCTGGAAACTATGTACCTTCTACTGATCCTAATGGAGCAACTAAGATTTCTGCTTGTGTAACTTTTAAAGGTGCATACGTAGATACTGAATTTGGAAACTGCTCATTTGATACAAGAGATCACTTTAATGCTGAGCCTGTTGAAATCATAGTGTCTTCACTAGATGAAACTGGTAATCCATGTAATGATTGTGGTGTAGCATCAAGAACTCCTGGACAAATGCAACAAACTCAAGGTGAAAGAGTAATTAGAGAATTGATTATGTCTGAAAGATATAGACAATCTCCTTACAACCAAGGGAATGCAAGTAGTGCAAGAATCAGAGAAATTGAAATGTCTGATGAATTATTAGATTCAGTTTCTAGAAGCTCTACATACTTAGGATATTACTTCCAGCACAGTGTGCCAAGATTTAATAACCCTACAGGTGTATTTGATAATGATCAATATCAATATAAAGTATATGTAAAATGTGATAACGGTGCATTAATTACTGCAATGGATAACATGTTCTTAACTTTATCTGCATGGGCAGGTGCTAACTTTAATCCAGTACCATTTAGTACAACTGGTATTGATGCATAATAGCAATTTCCAATAAGATTTAATCAATCTTAATATTTTAATTAGAGCAGGGGATAAATCTCCTGCTCTTTTTATTTTATATTCTGTTTAATTTTTTGTATATTATTAGTATAGTATAATAAATTGAACTCAAATGGCAGACAAGCATATATTAAGTTTAGAGATTCCCACAGTATCTAACTGTGAATTGTTATGTATTAAAGATACAAGTCAATACTCTAAAGAACTAGCAGTAGATTGTGAAGAGCTGCAAATTACACTACCTGGATTTTCAGTTCCAGTATTAGTAAAAGTCAACAAAGACTTTGATATGTGTTTAACAGCATGTACTTTAGCATTACAAAAAACTGATTGTGGAACAACACAATCTAATATACCTGATGGAATATATATTGTAAGATATAGCGTTTCACCAAACTCTAAAGTATATGTAGAATATAATCATTTAAGAGTAACCTCTTTAATGCACACCTATTATGAAGTATTATGTGATTTAGATGTACACGCATGTCAACCTAATTCAACAAAACAAGATCTTCTTGCAGAGTTAAGTTATATAAGAACAATGATTGATGCGGCTGTATCTAATGTAGAGTATTGCCAAGCTTCTGCTCAAGGTATGCAGATATATAATTATGCTAAAATAAGATTAGATAGAATTATTTGTCCTACAGGAAATTGTGGTCAAACTAATTCTAGCAGTAGTAAAACATATTAATTAATAATTTAAACCAACTAAATTATGAGTTGTGCACATTGTGGAAAAAACTTTACATGTGGGTGTCAAAAAGCATCCATAGGAAATGGAATAATAGTTTGTAAGGCTTGTAAGGCTAAAGCTGAAAATGTAAGTACTGGAAGAGATTTAAATTTAGAATTAGCTAGACAACAAATAACTGATTTAAGAAATAAGTAAGTATGGCAACACCAATAGTATCATCATCTAATAAAAGTCAAAAGGAATATAATTCTTTGATGAAGAGGATACAAATTGAACAGAATTTTGCAAATCAAGCATATGCAAATTTTAAAGCTGTTAAGTTTGGTATTACTGCGTGTTGTTATACAGATTTTGAAGATGCAGCAATCCAAAAAGATTTATGTGATTGGAAAAACTCATCAAGTAGTAAAGTAGTTGTAGCAACAGAAACAGTGGGAGTATTTGTAGAACCATTAGCAGTAGTTAATGTAGTAGCAAGCAAGACATGTCCAGCAGTACCATCTAATGTGTGTACTATACTTGACTTAGCAGATATAATTGCCAGAGCAGGAACTTTTTCAAAATGTTTTGAGATTGCTTCAGCATCTTGGGTAATAACACATAATTTAGGAAGATATCCATCTGTAACAGTAGTAGATGATAATAATAAAGTAGTTGTAGGAGATGTAAAGTATAATAGTACTAACATAATAACTATAACATTTCAAACAGCTTTTACAGGATGTGCATTTTTAAATTAAATAAAAAATAAAAAAAAAGTAATAATTATAAAAACAAAATAAAATGGCAATTCAATTTTTAACAGGGTTAAATATAGATGGAGACATTGATTTAAACTCTAATCAATTAAAAGAGGTTAGGATAGATAACATAGGGTCAGCTCCAACTGGTTCCCTGGGAAGAATCTATTATGATACCTCATCAAATAAACTTAGACTTTATAATGGGGGATGGGTTGATATTGATACAGGAACAGATGGTGACACTACATATGAATTATTTGGTGTAGGTTCTACAAATGGTTCAGCAGGTATCCAATTAGATGGATCAGATGGAACACTTGATAATGTATTAATAGTAGGTGCTGGTACAGTAGGAGTAACAAGAAGTGGTAATACACTTACAGTTACAGGTACTGACTCAGCAGCTGGTACAGTAACTAGTGTATCTGGAGGAACTGGTATAACAATTACAGGTTCTGCATCTGTAACACCAACAGTTAATATAGACTATGCTGGAGCAGACAACGCAATTTTAGTTGCTACTACTGCAACACCAGTTGGTGCAGATACAGTATGGTTCTCTGATGCAACAGATAGTACAATCAAAAAAGCTTTAATTTCTGCAATGCCAGGATTTGGAAAAGATGGTACTGTAACTTCTGTAGGATCTGGAGCTGGATTAACTGGAGGTGCAATAACAGCATCTGGTACTTTAGCAGTAGATTATGCTGGAACTGATAACGTTATATTAGCAGCAGCTGATGGTACAGGTGTAACTGTAGTAGCAGGAGATAGACTATTAGTAAGTGATGCATCTGATAACAATGCTAAGTATGTAAATATTTCACAGATTACTTCAGCAATTGGTGGTGGTACTGTAACAAGTGTAGATGGATCTGGGGGATCAACTGGATTGACATTAACAGGTGGAGCCATAACAACAAGTGGTACATTAACTTTAGGTGGATTACTGGCAACAGGTTCTGGTGGTACTGGTTTAACAAGTTTTACAGCAGGAGATATACTATATGCTTCAAATAGTTCAACATTAGCTAAATTAGCTATTGGTTCAGCAGGACAAGTATTAAAAGTTAATAGTGGTTTACCATCTTGGCAAGCAGATAGCAATTCAGGTGGTACAGTAACAAGTATTACAAATGCAGCAGATTCAGGAACTGGATCAGCAATTACTACTTCAGGAACATTTACTTATTCAGGTGGAACAAACATTACCACTTCAGTAAGTGGAACTACAGTAACTATTAATACTAGTGCAACAACTAATACAGGAACAGTTACAAGTATAGCAACTGGA